GCTATCCATTTCATAGCTTCGGGGGGGTTGGGTACATCCAATGACTGACCTCATGCACCCACCACACATCCCTGTGAATGTTGGTGAACGTCTGCGTTTGCGTTCCAACCAGCCAAGCCACGGCGTAGTTGCCATCGTGCAGGGCGATGAATACCTCCTCCATCTTGTCGGGCATCATTTCAGTCGTTAGGCGTGTCCATTCCATGGCTTAGGCTTTTTTGGCGTTGAGGACATGGCCGAGCAGCACCCAATTTACCCGAAAGGGGGAAATGGTTTCGGCATGGTCGGGGGTGAGGCAAGTAGCACAAGCCTTGCGGATGTGGATTTGCCAGCGGCGGAAATCGGTGGGTGTGGTTTTCATGAATTTGGGGTTTAGCATTTTGGTGGAGTCAACGAAATGGTCTTTTATGGGACAATTTGCGAGGTTTTGGGTATTTTATGACAGGTTAGATGTTTAATAAAACTAAATATCAAACCCCTCCAATTTTAATTTTTGATGCAACAATTCAATAGTTTCTCTCATGCCAAATATTTTGACAAGTAAATCATATTTTGCCCCGCAAATCAATTCAGACAAATCTTTTAAGTTTATCCGTTGTTGGATTGTTAGTTTTTGATACCAATGCATAGGTTTTGGGTATTTTATGTCAGGTTATAGGCTGACGCTGGGGGAGGTTTGGTAAGCGTGTGGGCTGACGATTTGTTCACGAATGAGTACTTTCCCGAACAAGATATAACCCATTTTTTTTATCATAAGTGACGCTCTCGTTTGGTATGATTTTTACATCATTAATTGATATTTTGCAAGGTTCACCTAAGTAGCAGATAGATTCATTGTCGCTTTCGTGAATGACACCTGCTTCGCAAAAATTTGGGTTTATTCCCTTCGGTTGAAAGTATATTGTTTTCATGCTATGGGCTGACGGATTTATCATTCATTATATGCGATAAGGGTGCTTATTGACCGATTTCATCATTCATTGTATCCGATTGCGTATAATAGTTTAAATATGGTCAAACCACAAATTTTCTTCAAGTTCTTTAGCAAACGCTTTAAAAAACTTTGCAAGTGCTTCTTTCTCGTCTTCTCCACGAAAAACTATTTTTATTCTATCAATTTCTTTCAATTCTTTTTCAAATGGTAAATCAATAAACATTTGAGCACATCCGTGATTTAAAAAAGTTATAGCAACATATGACTCAGTCCTATGTCGCTCCCCATTGTGTTCAATGGTAGCGTCAATGATGCAATGGGATTGGTGTTCTAAAGTTAATTTTCTCATGTTTTGGGGTTTAGTAATGCAAAGATATACACAAATTAGGAACATTCAGCCAGCATCTTCTGGAAATCCTCAACGCTTCGGATGACTACATACCTGTAGCCAACTGCCTCTACGACCCCCTGCCACCACTTTTGGGAGAGGGATTGCTTGCCCTTGGGTGCCTTAAACTCAAGGAATACCGCACCCTTGGGGGATAGGTAGGTCATGTCAGCAACGCCAGCGGTCAGGCCAATGTTTTTAAGGAAGTAACCGTTGGAACGGCTTCGGGGGTTGTTGTGGTTCAAGAACAGCAGACCCTGTTCGTTGGGTCGGAGCATGGCAAACAACTTGACGCAGGCGGCTTGCAGATTATATTCTTCCATCATGTTGGATTGGGGTATTCGTTGGCTTTGGTAAACGGAAGCAAGCACTGGATGCCCGCAGTTCCAAGGGAACCGTTGCGGTTCTTGCGGACGATGACTTCCATAAGGTCAGCCTCCTTGCTCTTGTCGTGTTCGTAAGGTCGATAGACAAATGCAATCTTGTCGGCATCAAACTCAAGTTGTCCTGTTTCCCGAAGGTCGCTCATAATGGGCCGATGGTCTGCCCTGCCTTCGGTTGCACGGGATAGCGATGACACCACCACCCCGAACACCTTCTGCCTCTTGCAGATGGTCTTCAAGGTCTTGCTGATGTTGGTCATCTGCTCAATCTTGGCCTTGGGTTTGTCCATCTTGAAAGGCTCGATAAGTTGCAGGTAATCGAGAAAAAATCCGCAGACACCGTACTTGGTTTTCAGTTTGGCGATTTCGCCTTCGATGCGGTCAAGGTTGGCTTGATGGAGGTCAACGATGTACAACGGCTTTGACTTGAGCAAGTCAGCCTTCTGCCCCAAGGTTAGGAATTGGCTTGTGGTGATTCGCTCGGTTGGGTTCAGGAAGTGCGACCCATCCATCTCGGCGAGGTTGGAAAGCATCCGTTGGCTTAATTGGTCGGCACTCATCTCCATCGTGAAGAAAACCACAGGAATGCCAGCCATGGCTTGGTTCATAGCGATTTGCAAAGCAAGCAGGGTTTTGCCCATTGCAGGGCGACCACCCAGCAGGATAAATTCGGATGGCTTGAAGCCTGTGAGAAGTCGGTCAATAGGAGCAATGTAAGTCGGATATACGGAATCCTTGCGTCTGCCTTCCCTCACCTCGTTCATGTTCAGCAGGTACTCCTTGGCAAGTTCATGGGCGGTGGTTTCGCTGGCGTTGGTTTCCACCGCTTGCATGGCTTGGTAGCGGGCAAAGGCTCTTGGAATATCTCGGTCAACGGCAAGGTCGTCCATGATTCGTTGCTCTTCACGAGCCTTCCATGCTTGGTTCAGGTCAGCGGCGTAGGCCTTCCAGTCGGAGGTGATGGTAATGCCATCGGCGATTGCTCCAAGGTCGAGGGTGACAAAGGTTTGACCGTTCTCGACAAAGTACTGGTGCAGGGTCACCAAGTCAACGGGTCGCTCTGCTCGGTGCAGGGCTTCAATGCCTCGGTATATAAAGACGTTGTTGCCCGTGAACAATCGCTCGGGAATTTGCATCAGGAACGATGCTCGGTCGATGAAGCTATCCATGAGGCAGGACAAGAGCCTGCGTTCAGCGGAAATAAGGTAGGTCTGCATCTTCGGATTCGGTTAGTGGTCTTGCAAAGTTATTGGTGCGGACAATGGTCTCATCTTCCCAGCGTGCTTGATTGAGGTACGTTGCGGCGTGTGGAACGAACTGCACCTCCGTATTGGCATATAGGCGGGTGATGTTGTCGATGGCCTTTTGCTGGTTCTCGTCCGATAGCTTGGCGAATGCTTTGTATGCGGATTGCTTGGATGTCTTGCGGGGATAGGCACTCCAAAAGGAATCAAAAAGCACACAATCTTTCTTCTCCCTCTTCTCTTCTCTCCTCTTCTCTTCTCTATTGAACACAGGTTCAACGTAGGTTGAAGGTAGGTTCAACGTAGGTTCAACCTTAGTTGGATTTTCTTCAACCTTAGTTGCCCTTTTTTCGGCACTCCTTTTGCCTGCTTCGGACATCTTGGTGCGGTGCAGGTTTGCGTCTTCCCATTGAATGTCAAGGAATTTAATGAACACGGACGTTCCGTTGGTTTCAACAAGACGAGTGGATAGAAGACGTTGAAGATGCCCATCAGCTTCCAACTCTGCGTGTTCGGATGACATCTCGCACTCGGCGTTCCAATAGACGCAACAAAGTCGGATGAAGGCCACCTGCACCTCGGCGGGTTGCCGTGATATTCTGCCCATCATCCAATCGGCTGGGGAGAATTTGAACCAAGATATGTTTTTCATGGTATAAAAAAAAACCCCAACTGGTCGCAGCAGTCGGGGTCGGGTTTAGTTGAGGAACCCTTTTGTCTGACATCTACTTGGCTGCGACTTCAAGCGGATGCGTTTAATTGTAAATGTAGTACGGGTGCAAATTTACACTAAAACGGCAGGTCCGAGCCTTGTTTTTGTGAATTTTCCTGCTCCTGCATGGGTTCCATCTTGCCTGACAGGAACTTCTTGCCATTGGCAGATTCTTTGATCCAGCAGGAGAGCCTCATCTTCGTGCCATCAGGAAGGATAGCATCGCCTCGGTAGTCGGGACGCTTGGGGTTGTCGCCTTTGTCGTTAGCGAACAGGGTGAAGGTGTTGGGTTGGGGTTGATAGTTACTCATGGGTTTGGGGTTAAAGGTTTGGGTCTTTGATTGGAATTAGGTGTTGTAAGTCGTTGTTTTTCTTCGGGTCAAACCAGTAATGGCAACGGTGCGAGTACAGGTGGCCCGTGGCTCTTAAGTCGTTGAGGATACGATAAACCACACGAATCTGGACGTTGAGTGCCTTAGCTAATTCGGTGGCCCTGTAGGGCTTATCCATCAGCAGTAGGGTGGCGTTTAATCCTGCCACCCTGCCGATGAGTTGCACGCCTCGCTCTTTCTTTAGGTGCGCTGGCTTCGTCATCACTTGAAGGTTACAGCGATGGACGGCTTGGTTCCCTTGGCGGGGCAGACAGGAACGACCTCGCCTGTGGCTTCGTCAATCACGGTCATCTTGCCAGCGTTACGGAATGCTGCCTTGAGCAGTTCCTCCCTGCCCTTTATCATGGAGTTGAGCGATGCCCATTCCTTGTCAACGGAATAGTCGGGGGTCATTGCACCCTCCTTGAGCTGGATGTCAGCACCAAAGGCGGAGAAGGTTCTGCCGTTCTTTTCGGCCTCATCACGAACAGCATCCTCGGTTGCTTTGAGGACTTGCTCAACGGCTTTGATGACGGCTTTAAGGCGAACGTGTGCGGCTACTGGATTAACCTCGCCCTCCATTATACGGAGGGTGAGGGCGGCGGCGATGTCGGCGATGTCAGCCTTGCTGATGTCGCTCTTGGGGATTGTGACGAGGTGGCTCATGGCATTGTGGTTGTGAGTTGAGATTGAAAGAGGAGATATAAGGTGTAAACTTTGCCGTTCCAAATATCACGCATTGGCATAGCAAAGGAGAGCAATTCGCTTCCATTCATCTGCCACCAATATTCGTGCTTTTGCAGTAGATTAATGGTGGCTTGTCCGACTTCAGGATGCTCGGCATTGAAGTCAATGATTGCCTTGAACACATCGGCATTGCATTTCTCTAGTAGGGTCATGGCTTTTTCAGTTTAGCGATTTGGTCTTGGAGGAATTTGATGCCTTTCTCGTAACGTGCTGGGGTCATGCCCTTGTGGTCTTGATACTTGAACCGCTGGTCTTCGGGCAGTTGCTCGACTAGGCGAATGAAGTCAGCCTTTAGGGTTGCCATGTCGAGGTCGGAGTAAGTCGAAACCAAGCCAAGGCGGTCGGTGAGGTCATCAAGGTTAGCCTGCTGGGCGATTGCCATGCTGACCTCGTTGGCGGATGCAATGGATGTTTCGATGCCGATACCCAAGGCGGCCAAGGCACGACCGAAGGCAGAGGTTTCGCAGTTCTCGACATACGAGGTCTTGTTTATCATGCTACTGGTGCGGTCTTCGTGTGCGTGTCCTGTTGCCCTGATGCGGCCTTCGGCATCACGGATGACGGCACGAATGCAGCAGCGGTCGGGTTGCAGGTCAACGAGTTCGGATTCGATGCTCCAATCGGCGTAAGCTTTCTCGTTGCGGAAGTACAGGAGGCGTTGG